AGCAAGATAGCCATATATGTAATCAACTAAAGCTTAACAATAAAAGAGTGATATACATACTGAAGGACTATGCCTTAACAGCATTTAAAGATCTACTTAGTGTAGATAGGTCTTTATTCTTTAATTAACTGACTAAACATTAACTGTTGAACTTCTAAGAGCTTGTTCATAAGTTCCGTTGAAGAATATTCTATACTGTCATTAGTAGGTTTAGCTTTAGCTGCTGCTTTTTCTTTAGCTCTTCTTTTAGATGCCTGTCTTGCATTAAGATGAAGGGTTCCTCCTTCCGCTTTACCTTTATTAGATGCATGTTTCATACTTAAGGCACCTATGTTGAACCCTGTCTCAGAGAAAGATATTTCTCCATCCCCTAAAGGATCATCAGAATCCATAAACCAAGACATTTCTTCTGTAAGAGTTCCATTCCTCTTAGAAATATGCTTAGTCATCTCTTCCAGATTCATTTCAATGTCATTAGCATCATGTATATCATGTCCTGCTCTAACCATTAAGAAGGCTAAAGCATGTTTGGATGCTTCTCTCCGTTTGGGGTCTGGAGACCTTAATCCTTGTTGTAAGCTACCAAGGAAATACATATGCTTTATTCTACCCTGTACACCCTCTAAATTATTTTCTTCTCTTGCATTATTAGGAGAAATAATACTAGAATCAGTCTCACCCACTCCCTGCTGTGTTGGGCCTTGAGGTTCTGGGACATATGTCCCAGAATACTTATGAGGGAGCGAAGGCATAGCAGCAAACAATTCTCTTTGTATTTGAGTATTAGTAAGAGTACCACTTCTTTGGGTGTCTCTTAGCCGATCAAAATTTTCAAAGCCTTTATTCATCCTCTCAAAAACATCATACATTGCGTTCTGTTGAGATTGATCCATTCCTAACAGACCAAAAGAGGACTGGTTCCAATCATGATGTTCTACTGAGTTTCTTTCAGTTACAATATCACTAACTATTCCCTCAGGTCTACCAATAGTAGCCATCTTGAAGCCACCTGTTAAAGTATGTTTAATGGTATCAAACCCAAGATAAACTTCTGTATCATCATCAAAAGACGGGTCCATACCAAACTTCTTTTTCAGTGCTTCAACAGTTGTGCCCCCAAACTTTGCTGCGTCAGCTAAGGACATAGCATTCTTTTTATTTGAATGGTTCCATTTTTGAGCCTTTGCAGGATCATCAAATATTAGGAACTGATCTGTCTTAACACCCTTCTTGCCCTCTTCTGCTGTACCCCCATATCTAACGGCTGCTATAGCCCCAGACTCCCTAACAGCATCTCCCCTCATTATAAACATTTTTCTGACAAAAGATTTAAAGTCTTTCCCAAGATTTGCCCTTAAGAGTTTCGCAGACTTAATAAATTGTTCACATTCAAGGGTAGTAGCTACATCAGCTTCCTCTGTTGCCTCAGAAATTCTAGCTCCTATCTGTAAATTATCTCCCCATTGATGGCGCAATCCCTCATATAGTTTTACAGCTTCTTCTGTCTGCCCAAGATTATATAACAGCATCATCTCATCAGCAGTCTCAGTAATATCTTTTGTAAGATTCTGAAGCTTACCCGTGGATAATTCACCAAGATCCCTCTTCGTATATTCAATAGTAGGTACACTTAAGTCTTGATCTTCTAATCCCCAATCTTCTTGATTTTTTTCAACCCATGCATTATAAGACTCTATCATAGAGATTAATTCAGGTTGTCTACCACCATCAAACTCCACAGCATCTGTCTCACCTGGATATCCTGTACTTACATATAATCTTGTCTTACCTTTAGAATCCTCTACCAATCTTAAGTTGTCTCCCAACCATGTCATTGATTCAAAGTTTTCTTTAGGATCTTTTAGAGAAGTTGTTATCCTATCCATAGCCATCTTAAGAGTAACTATGGCACCTTTTAGTTGTTGTTGATCAGGAATAAAGGTCTCCCCTCCAGGCACACCTAAGTCCTCAAATTTAGCGGCAAGAGTCTCCCCTCCTTTACTAGTATTAGAAACTACACCAAAGAAAGATCTCTTTGCATGAACATTTCCAAAATCTCCTAAGGGTTCTACCCCTTCTATGTTATTATAAATTTCAAATAAAGAATCTAAATTAAGTAAGAATTGTAATGTATTATCCCCGTCTTCTGTGGGAAAAAGTTCTACTAAACTTGCACCTGCATGTGAATTTAAGAATTCTTGGGCTACTGGATCTTCAGCATTAATGCCAGGGATAGTAGATAGATTGTCCGTCCAAAGCTGCCTAACTATAGCTGTTCTTAAGTCCTCCATAACCACAGGGTTAGTCTTGCAATTCTTACCTACAACAGTTCTCTTTCCCCACTTAACGGTGCCTCCACACGCAGTAGTAATAGCAGCCGTTGATTGGGCTCCCCCATCGTCCCTAGCCCCAGAGTTAGACCCTATGGTGCCCTCCCTTGGGGTGGGCGTAGCTATCTGTTCCAAACCCAACTGTTGCCCTACTCCCTGAAGATCAACATTCCCTGTAACAAGCTGTCCCGTTAGGCGTATAGCTTCTGAGTTAGTTCCTGGGAACATAGAGTCTAGTACACTTATCGTATTATTTATAACGGTTAATGCTCTAGAGGAACTCTCCTCTTTCCCTTGTGACAGAGTGAGTAGCTCAGAATAGGAAATAGTATCCTTACGGGACTCTTTGTTCCAGACTTCATCTAAAACTACACGAAGCTTCCTCTTCTTAAGAAGTGAATAACTATTTAGTAAGTCGTTAAAAAAATCCATGGTGAAAGTAAAAAACCCAACCCAACCAAAGACACAGGCTGAGTTGGGTTGTCATTCTATTTATTATAGTTAACTAATTTAGACAGTATCCCCTCTCTGGAACAGGAAATCATAACGGAAAGTTACTGAAACAGTATCGAACTCGTTAGTGGAGTAGTTTTTCTCAGCTTTATTAAAGCTCTTAGGATACACTCCCCTAAGTTCAACCATTGAAATCGGTTTCATCTGCCCATTCAATTCTAAAATTTCTACTTTAGACTTAAAGGATCCTGGTGTGTTTAAAAATGTAGAGGTCATCTCCCCAGTAGTCGGATCATAAATAGTTTGAAAGTATTTGTATAACTGCCATCCAGCCTTAGTGGCTAGTAAGTTATCAAAAGTTACCTCAAGCTCTCCATAAGAAGGTCTACCTGGATAGTACACAACATCGTTCACTCTGCTAACAGGAATGTCTTCCACAGATACTTGCATCCCATTAACTTGTTTAGCAGCCAAAGTTAGTGGCTTACTAAAACCTAACGGGACCTCTACCTCCGCTGGAGGATAAAAAGTTATCTCCCATTGATAAGCTCTGATGGAATCTAAATCTTGAGAAACCACGGGAAGACCTTTTGTTTGATTTAGGTCTCTGTTTAATGCTTGTGAAGCGTAATAAGAACTTTTAGCCATAGTTTAATCCTCTATATCTGTGCTGATTGGTTAGTTAAGTTAAGTTCAAAGACCACCACTTCAGCAGTCTTCGTAGGTTTAAGGAGAACCTTGCACCACATTTCATTTCTATCCACCCTAACAGCGGTATTAGTAGTTTCGTCACAAATTACTTTGTAATCCACCAAGCCTCTTCTTCTACGAATGTCATCCATAAGAGGGTCTACCACGCCAACTATCTTTTCCCAAGTAGTGGAATCATTAGGTTCAAACACGAATCTTCTAGTAGAAGAAAGAAGAATTTTTCTAACTTGAATTAATAATCTTCTTACATTAACTCTATCAAGAGCAGTAGAATCTCTTTGAGCAGTTCGTTGCCCGAATATCATTATACCTTGTTGTGGGAAATTAACTATCGGGTTTATAATATTTCCACCACTATACATGGAGTCTCTATCNCCCTGGTTAACACTCACTTCCACATCAGTTGGCTTAGTAAGAGATCCACGCACAACACCAGCAGGAGCGAACCAAGGATCCCCAACCTCATCGGTGTAAGCCATTTGTCTTACAGCATAGATAGCAGGGTCATACCAACGATCTTTAGCTGCAAAATTATCGTATGTCTGCACCCAGGGCCAGTAAACAGCAGCGTAGTTACTCGCTATAGCCGCAGTCCTCTCACTTGATTGCCCATTAGACCAATCAATAGCTTGTTGAACAGTAGCTAACCCATAAGGAGGAGCCACCACAGCCAAGAAGTTTTGTGAAGATTCAGCCAAAGTTATTAACGCATTTTGAACTGTTTCCGATGCAACACCTGGGATAATCCCCATAGAGATATTTAAAGTGTCATCGTCAAGAGCATAAAGACCAGTTTTAGTCGCAACTGCCCCAATAAGAATAGAATCAGTTTCAGCCCCAGCAGTACCCCCAGCTAAGGAATAAGTACCTTGGACTGGTTTAATAAATCTAGCATTTATGCTTGTTTGGGCTACACTATTAGCGTCTTGCCCATGAAAAGTTCCAGCAACAAAAGAAGCAAGTTGAGATTGGAAGGTAGTTAGTTCAGTAACGGTAGCGTCTAGATCAGCGGCAGCAAAGTAAGCCTTTACATATTGTGATTTAAGATCAGTAGCTCCTGTATTAATCATGTTCTCTGCAAAATTGCCAGAAGCTAATAGAGAAATTTTATAAGATTCAGCAACATTACCCTCTCTGTTAATCTGAAGATTAACATTTTCTCCTCCAGTCCTTAGGACTTGAGCAGAATACCCACTAGTAGAACCGTCAGATTTAGTACCTTCATTGTACCCAATTCCTGGATATAAACTTTGGACACTGTAGGAAGCTCCATTAGCTCCAGTAGTTTCTAAGGATATTCC